GTTTAACGGGCAGCATTTCGAGGTCGTGAAGGAGGAGATTTTGCAGGAGATTATCATGGAGACGATGGCGAGGTGCGACGTCGGTATCGTCTATCAGGCCAACTCCGCCAAATCTATCAAGGATTTGTGCCTTAACAAGCTGAAGACGGACGAGAGGTGCAAGTTTGAGGCGGACCGGAGGTATGTGTGCTTCAAGAACGGTGTTTTTGACACGTACACCGGCAAGTTGCTTGATTTCTCGGTCAAGTACAAGACCGACATAGTGCTGGATTTCAATTATATGTCTAGCGCGAGGTCTGCTTTGTGGGACAAAGTCTTGGCCCAGACCGTGCCGGACGAGAACATGCGGGAGACATTCCACCAGTTCTGCGGCTGTTTCTTGGCCAAGAGGACGGAATACAAGATCGAGTACATCTGTTTCGTGGTCGGCGAGGGCCAGAACGGCAAGAGTATCATCTGCAAGGCGGTTATCAACATGCTTGGCCGGAGTGTGGCGAGTAGTTATAGCCCCGAGCAGCTCTTCAAGAGCGGGAACCAGGCGGAGTATCATTTGGCCGACGTGAACGGCAAGATCGTCAATTATTGCGACGATGTGAGCAAGAAGGACTTCTCCGGCGGTGATTTCAAGGCGTTCGTGTCTGGTGGGGAGTTCACCGGGAGGCATCCGTACTCCCGTAGGCCGACGAAGGTTACGAAGGTCCCGCTCATGTTGTGTTGCGCCAACGGCATGCCGCCGACTACTGACGACACGGACGGCTACTTCCGCAGGTTTCTCGTGATTGTGGCCCCGAACCAGATTGACGAGAGGGACAAGGATGTCACCTTGGAGGCCAAGTTGCAGGCGGATGACGTGAAGGCGGCCATCTTCAACTGGGTGTATGAGGGTTATCGCAGTTTTGTGGAGAACGGCGGCAAGATTGACATAGCGTCCTCGGTGAGGGACGTGATTGAGGAGATGAAGAACACCAGCAACTCCCTGCGGCGGTGGATTTCCGAGTTCAATTACGCCAAGGTCGAGCCGGACAGCCCGCAGGATCCACGATGGAAGTCCCTCAAGGAGTGGTGTCAAGAGTATATCGCCTATTGCAACGACTTCGGGGAGACTCCGAAGAACAAGAACGCGGTCACGGAGATGTTCAAGAAGATGGGTCTCGCCAAGGTGCGCAGGAGCGATGGTATGTGGTACTGTATGGGCGTTCCCGACCCCGAGCCGAAGAGAAGGCGGAGGGACGATGAGGATTTGCCGGATTTCGCCAAACTTGAGGCGGAGAGGGAGGCCGCATTGCCGTTCTGATGGAGAAAAAGGATAGATACAGCTTCGCCTATGATTGCGTGGCGGCGATGCGGAACGTCCCGCGACTGCTGGGGATGGAGCTTGAGATGCACGGCAACGGTTGGCAAGGCGGATATTATCTCAACGGGGACAAACACGCTTACAGAAGGGATAAACTGAAGGTTTTTGTCGGTCGCGGTAGCGTCTGGGTGAGCGAGGAGGGCGGCAGATGCGTTTCCTTGCCCCAGTGGCTTATAGAATTCGGTGGCGCCAGCGACTTCAAGGATGCTTTGAGGATCATAAAGGGCCAGCCGCAGGCTATTGAGTGGAATAGGGAGTTCCGGAAGAGGGTCGCTCCAGAGGTCCAATACGTCAGTAAGGATGTTCTGGAGGGCGCCAAGCGGTATCCGCTGGAGAAATGCCCGCTGTTCCGATGGATGTGCGGGATGTTCCCGGAGGAAAAGGTGAGAGAGGTCTGGGAGAGGTATAATGTGACCACGGACTCGCACGGGAACGCCGTTTTTTGGTATGTGGACCAGCAAGGGAGGATATTATATGACAAAAGAATATGTTATGGAGAAGACGGACATAGGCGGAAGGACTTCTTCCCCGGGCGGCAATACCGGGTCGCTGACGGATACACAGGAAAGGCTTACTTCGGAGCGCATCTTGCGAACGACGGGAAAAAAGCCTTTATCGCTGAAAGCGAAAAAAGCGTGTTGCTCTGTTCGCTCTACTTCGGCGATAGAAGATTTATGGCTTGCGGTGGTAAGTCCAATCTTCGAGAGATAGAGCCGGATATGCTTCTGGTTCCGGACATGGATGCCCGGATTGAGTGGGAAGAGAAGGGCCCGGTCTGGACGTGGTGGGAAAAATGGCCTGCTGGTATCCCGATTCCCGAAAAGGCGGACATCGGAGATATGATTGTGGCGAAGAAATCATTATCTTTACAAAAATTATAGCGCTATGAGTAGATTTAGTAAATTCTGGTGGTTCACATTTAGGAACCCCGTTGTCCGGAAGGGCGAGAAAGGTGGTTTTAAGTGGTGTTTCAGGCGTCTGAACATGACTATTGAGACGCTGAGCGGCAATTTCAAGGCCAGTTTCACGGCCGACGAACATCCTTATTGCTATTTATTGGCAGGCAAGGACGACTCAAACATCATCGGCTTCTGCCAGATGATTTACACTCTCGGAAAGTTGCTGACTACCGACCAGGGCCTGGTTGACGGCATCCAGAAGGAGTTGAGGAAGTACGAGAAGCGTCTGGAGAAGACCGAACCGGATCCGACCGACAGCGAGGAGGCCGCAATCGCCGAGGTCAAGGCGGTACAGGAGTATGTCGAGGCCAGTCCGAAGGAGAAGAAACAGCGGGAGAGGGACAGCAACGGGCGTTTCAAGAAGGCGGTGAAAAATGCTGCGAAAGAAGACGCTTAATGATATGGGCTGCTGCTGTATCGCAGATAAATTGTGCGAATTGCAGCATCGCCTCGACGAGTATGACCGGTTTATGGGCGACTTAATTGTTACGCTCTCGAAGAAACGCCGGCAGACCACGCTTGTACACGAATGCCACGAGTACGCGGACTGGATTGAGGAGGAGATTGATAAATTACTTTCGGAAAACCAGGAACTGAAGGCCAAGCTGCACCTGGCTGGCATAAAGTTTGATACTTTGGAGGAAAAATAGTGTTATGGAAGATCAGAGAAATATTCACTACCGCACAGGTGGGCGCTTGACCCACTGCGGTGTCGAGTGCTTGCCGAATGGCAAGGACATCGAAAGGATTATCATTGCTCGTATTGAATACAAGGAGAGCGAAATGATCAACGGTAGGACTGAGACTGGTGTTTGGGTAGCGCACTTTGCGCCGAACCCTTATACCTCCTTGCCGATGCTACTAAATGCGACCAACCGGAAAAGGCTCGTGAAACAGTTCCCCGAGTGTGAAGGTTATCCCGCCCGTCTGGAGAATGTCCCAGTTAGGCTCACGAAGGAGAAAACACGCGATGTCCAAGATGGGGGCGAGACTTGGGGACTCCGTATCAGCAAAATTCCGGCTTCGCCGGAAGCCGCTCCCGCCCCGAAGAAGGTCATCACCGAGGACAAGATCCAAGTGATTGTTGACTGGGCTCTAAAGAACGGGAAAACCATTGATGACATCGCCGCGATGTACGATTTTGAGTCAGACACCGTGAAACAGGCTATTATTGACCAGATAAGTGATTTACCAGAATAATTATGGACAAGGAACAAAAATGGCTGCAAAAACGGCTCGGAATGATCACCGCAAGTGAGTTGGGCCAGATTACTAGCGCGAGCGGAAAGATTATTGACGGAAACCTTTCTTATATCCGTTCCAAGCGCTGGGAGAGGAAACATGGTTTTACTCACCCCGTGTTTGCCAGTGCTATGAAGATCGGAAACGAGCAGGAGCCGACGATTTACGAGTGGTGCAAGGCTAACCTCGGCTTCAACGAAATCGTTTATTCCAAGGATTTGCCAGAGATTCCGTTCTGGATTGCTACGGATTGCCCGGTGGGCGCCAGTCCGGATGCGTTCACGCCGGATCAGCGGATCGTCTTTGAATATAAGACTCTTGTCGGAGCGACCTCCATTGAGTTTTTCGGTGATGAGTACACCTCATATGAGGAGAAGAAACTTGCCGTATGGAAAGATCATGGGGACCAACTGCTTGGCCAGTTTATATCGAATTCCGCTGTTGAGGAGATATGGGTGGTCAAGTACATTTACCAGGACGACGACATTCTCAAGGATACCGACTCTCCCCTCGCACCTTGGCGTGGTCTTGTCTTCAAGTTCGCCCGAAAAGACTTCGAGGCGTCCATAGAGGAGATGAAACGCCGAATCATTCTTTTCGACAAGATGATTGACGCCCCGATTAACCCAGCCGAGTTCAAAAAGGGCGAGTGGTACGTGGACGATAATGGCCAGTTACTGAAGAAATAATGAGAAAGATTCTGGTTAAAGACGAGCGTGGGTATGTTCTTGCCATCCTTTATTTCAATGGTGAGAGTTACCAGATAGTGAGGGAGCCACCGTGCTCCCTCGGCACGTTTTTCCAGATATTGTCGTATTTGGAGGATGAGCATATCCCTGTTAAATAGGCGGACAGCTCCGCAGATTGTCGGTTTGTGCGCTATGTGTTTCAAGCAGGGCGTGCTGGACGCTTATGAGCTGGGGGATGACTACGCCGCCAAGGAGTTCCTTGACCAGCACAAGGCGGGCTGGACATACGGGGTGCTTGGCGAGCCCGACGATTACGACTGGAAGATGTGGCGGTTCTCTCTCTACCGTTGGTGTCGCCACCACGGTCTGGCGCGATTCGCCGAGGAGTATCTCTATGAGGTCAAGAAATTCAATTACGCATTCTGCCCGATAGTGTTGAGCATGCGTTTCTACCTTATGGGGATAGAGGAGTGGCTGGCGTATCCCAATCCGGTGGGGATTGAGCGCTTCCGGAGGGAGACTATGGTCCATTGGAAGATTGAGCCTGGCACCGTGCGGAAGTTCTCCCGCAAAAGCATTATAATAGAGATGCAGAGTATGGCTTACCAGTACCGCCGCCGTCCCGAGTCGGACTGGGAGGTCAGCGGTGGAGTCATGGTGGAGTTCGGCACTGCGATGGTCGCTTTGACCAGCAAATTGGTTTATAACAAGAGGCTAAAGATAGGGGATGAAAGTATCCAGAACACTTAAGCCGAGGCACGCTGTTCCCGGCGGATTCTGGCTTGACTTTATCCTCTTGCCGTATGGGGAGTATTATCCTCCGACCAAGCCGATAGCCAAAGCCCGAAGAGGGGATAAGATCCGTTTCTTCAACGGCCCTGAGTTTACCGTGGAGAAGGTAGAGAAAATCCCGCAGGATTCCGTCTGCGATATGCTGTGTCGGATGAGGTATGGCATCCCGTGGATAGCCGCATTTAAGAAGTGGCAGTCATATGCGGTGCTTGAAGGGCACGGCAAAGATGTCTTAAGTAAGGAGTATTGTTTAATCGTGTTCTATGACCGTGAGATATCCGATAAAGGCGAAGTTCGCTGACAAGATACTTGCGCCGGATTTAGCGCTGCCGAAAGCCGCTCCAGAGGGCGTGGCTTTCATAACTTTGGATGATGTTCCCTGCGTGGCACATTTTTTGTCCACATGGGACAACAGCGACGGCCGGTACGACGACGAGTTGGACCTCTTATGTCAGCGGGAATGGGGCTGCTCCTTCGGGATTCTCCGCTCCGTCTGGATAGGGAGGATTGACAAGGTCGGGAATTACTGGCATTTGATCGAGTTAAGGAAGGATGATGGATAATGACAAGGCTATGGGGCTCTTGGAGCGAGGAGAGGCGGACGGTATTCTCGTCTCCGTGCTGCTTTTGCGCTCGCGGGGGCACATCTGGCTGTCTTTTGATGGGAACGAGTGGGAAGTGGTTGATAGTAAACTTATAAGAAAACAGTTTGAAATATGAATGCGGATGCCAAGATGCCAACGCCAAGGTCGTCAAGGTTGACGGGAAAGAAGCCATCTATTTTTATTAGTTTTAGTATATGGAGAACAATTCATTATTCCCTTTGAAGTACCGCCTCCGTAAGACGGATGAGCTGGTAGAGATTGTCGCTTGGGAGACTGCCGATAAAGGCGCCCGCAGCGAGAGTGACTGGGTGTCGTATATCGACGCCTCTGGAGTTGAACACTTTAAGGAGCATTTGACGCTCGAATGGGACTTTGTGATTGATAGTCCTTTTGAGAAAATGATCAATAGCTTTGAACCGACGAAATTCTCCGAGTACGATCCATGGCCGGCGAGGCGTTATGAGCTGGCTAAGGAGTTCGTTGTGAAAGGGCTTGCAGAATCTGCTCACGGTGCTGTGGCTATGGCTGATATGCTCATCGCAGAGTTGAAGCCTTCCTGCCCTGAGCCTCCGGGAGCAGTATGTGCCGAATAAATCCGAAAAAGGGGCTATAGTAGGATTGCCGCCGATGTGAGCCCCTGAGCCTTCCTTTAAAGGCGACAGCCCACGGCGTAATTGCCCAGGAGTGCACTAACGGCGGCGTGTTGGCGGG